CAAAGCTTCAATCATGAGAGACATAACGTTTCCTTTTCTGTGGGAAATTGTTGAGTGGCATATATTGCCGCATATGCCAGACGGGTGGTGGAGTGTTACTCCGGAGAACCAGCGGCTTCCCACGCCTCAATAAGAGCTTTAGGAGTAGGACCCTTATCTTGCACAGTCCAGCCGTTGGACTTTCCCCATGCCTTGACTACCTTATTACGGGCAGTAAGAGCGGGATCGGCTTTAGGAGCAGCGGTACTGGTACCATCGCCCTTTTCAAGCTTCGGAAGATCCAACGCGGAGAGCAACGCGTACCCGTAATCAGTGAGCGGGGTCCAGTTTGTTTCGCGTCCCGCTTCTGAGATATCACAGGTAACGTGACGGAGACTCTTGAAGATAGCTCGCAAGCCAGCTTTTGGAGTAACATCCTCTTTGATAGCTGTGAGGAGGTCTGAGTACTGAGCCTTGACCAATTGAGGATCCACTACGTTTTCGGAAGAAATAGACTTCCTAGCTTCCTCTTGCATAGTAGCTACATTCTTTGAAATGAGTTTCTCAGCAAGTTCAATCTCTTTACGGAGCTTGGTGAATTCCGGAGACTCATGAGTATCCACGTATGTCGCTATAGCGGCATCTACGTTGGATACTGCTTGGTACTGAGTGAGCAAGGAGTTTGCCTCAGCTACTCTCAGCATTACAGGAGCAAGTAGCTTCGGTGCGACGCTTGCATCAGGATCGGCGTCAATAGCAGCCCAGTCCAACTCAGGTACTTTGAAATCTGGTGCTACGGGCAGTACAGGTGCTACAGGCAATACAGTTTCAGTGGCAGTTTCAGACATGAAAAAATCCCCTTCCAAGGGATAGTGTTTTGATTCAGAACAGTCTTGTGCCTACGTGTATGCGTAAGCTATGGAGTTATCAAGGTGGCCTACATGATATAGGCCTAACGTCGATAACGCGGTCGCGCCGACTATCCCGGCCCCCGTTCCTTTTCGGGGGTATATTTCAAGTATAACGTAAAAGTCAAGGGATTGTGGTATATATGATGAGAAATCCTTCTCACTTTAAGTCATAGCGTACTTCCAAATAAAGGTGAATAGAAATTGGTATAGACGAATAGTTATACATTCGAGGATAAGGTTTTCCTATAACGATAATATGAGATATCTCACACTCCAACCATCTTGACAGATTAGATTTCTTCCGGGCACGCTTTTCCCCTTATTCTTTCAGATTTTTTAAACTTGACTTTTATACATACCACACTCTATACTCTTATTATGTCCCAAAACCCTATTAAGTCCCTCAGAGAATCCAATTCCCTTACTCAGGCCGCATTAGCTTCTATATGCGGAACCACCATGCAGGTTATACAGAAACTGGAAATGGGTCTATATACGACCATCCCGCCTTCTGTGGGGAGAACTGCGAAGCTACTAGGAGTAGATAATATAGAAGCGGATTATGAACTTTGGATTAGAGCGTCTCTTAAAGGGATTAAATTGCCTGTGGGGAGTTCTACTCTAATTCTGGATCACATAACTTTTATTGAATGGAAGGATGCTTTCTGTGGGCTAAATAAAATTTCTAATACTACTTACGGATTTTGTAAGCTGATGAAAATACATCCTTATGTTATTGAGAAATATGAGGCTGGTAAACTAAGATCCTGTCCGATAGACTTAATCCGTAGAGTAATAGAAATAAAAGGAGGGGAGTAAGATGGTATTGGATCCTATTTGGGTTATAGCCGTAGGAGTATGGGTTATAGCTATAGTTCTATTTATTAGAGGTAAGTGAGATGGGACAGATTCTAGGTAAAGAACTCGTATCGGTCGCGCGACCTATTCACTTGACGCTACAGCAGCAGGCTAATATACAGATACTTTCTTATAACCAGGCAATAGCCGGGCTGGTTTACGATGCAGAGACTATTTATAAGCTCTGGCCGACGGACCCTTCTGAGGAATGGCGGGCTGGGAAAAGGCCCAGCATCACAGCTATTACTCAATATAAGGCTACAAATAATTACAGGGAAGGGATGCTGGAACGAGGTATAGAAACTTCGGAACTGGCAGAGCTTACACAGGAACAACTAGCTTGTATATCAGTAATGACTGACGTAACTAATAGAGCTTCTCCTACGGCTAAACTTAAGCGTCTTAATATCCCTTATGCAAAATATAGAGGGTGGCTGAAACAACAGACGTTTAATGATATGATTAGAGCCGTAGCGGGAAATGCTTTACTGGAGGCTATTCCCATAGCAGAAGTTAAGTTGGCCGAAGGCGCTATGGCCGGAGATTTGAATTATATCAAGTATCTTAATGAAATTACTGGTAGATATAACCCGGCTCAGCAGCAGGCGGTAGATGCTCAGGCTCTTATGGCAGCCATGGTAGACGCGGCTCAGGAAGTATTCGGTAAAACCAATCCCGAACTATTTAATGAATTCATACAGGTAGTCAGATTAAAAGCGGCTACTCTTAAGATAGGTCAATAAGATAGGAACCTAATGAGTACTTCTACTACCCTTCTGGGGCTGGTAAAGCCGGCTACCGGAGAGCAGTTTTCTCTGTCTACTTATAATAACAATCTAGATACTGTAGACACATATGCCGTAGCTCAGGTAGAAAAACGGTCTAAAGGTTATATGCCGGAGTCTAAAGTACGAACAGCAGCAGCTAATGGTCTGACTACTCTGGTAGTCGTAGAGTTTATTGCTTCTTTTACTTTTAAAGCTAATCGTAAATACCGTATAGCCTGGGATTTTAGTTATACTATGTCCGTGCTGAGCGATATCTTTACAGGTAAAATTCAATCTTGTTCTACAGCAGACTCTTCTACTCTAATTACGGGACTTACAGAGCTTATAGCTAGAAGTCTTTATGTAACTGCGACAGGTGCCGGTACCCATGGAAAAATAGAAACTTACTATCTTCCCGGTTCAGATACTACTGTTCAGCTTAAATTTACTATGGAACGAGCCCTAGGTACTGGTACGTTCTCCATGGAAGCTTCTAAGTCTTTCTTTACTGTAGAAGATCTAGGGGCTTTCTAATGACTACTGATTCTCCGTTTACTGCCGGTTCTTCTATTAATAGCGATGCCAGACCCCCGCAGAGGTTAGTTAATGAATTCCATACTAATGACGATTTGGATAGAGACAGCGCTGCTCATCATCATACTTTGGGTACATCTCCGAATCAGGCAGCCGCTGGGGCACATAACCATGACGGCGCTAATAGCGTGCAATTGCTTGCCGGTTTTACTTTGTCTGGCAGCCGGGCGTCAGGGGCAGCACTTATTTCTGTAATAGATGCTCTCCAACAACTAGGAGCATCAGATGGGACTACAGCTTAATGGCCCGCCCTGTTAAACAGGTTCTTTCTCTAGCAGATATGCTGGAGAACGTTTCTGTGGGTATGGAACAACAAGTAAAGAATATAAACTTCTATGTTCCTCATCCTAAGCAGAAACAATTTCATTGTTCTCATATGGATGAGAAACTGCTTATTGGAGGTAACAGGTCAGGCAAAACAGTAAGTAACGTAGTTGAATGTATATGGAGACTTACTAAAACTCATCCTTTTCGACCGGAAGTTAATGAAATAAAAGGTATCGTCAAAGGACGCATGGTAACAGTTTCTCTAAAAGAAGGTCTTATGAAGATAGTCCTTCCTTTGTTCAAGGAACTAATGCCACAGAAATATCTTAGAAATAGGTCATGGGAGAGAGCTTATAGCCGTGAAGAGCGGACTCTATATTTAACTGACGGCAGCTTTATAGAGTTTATGACTTATGAGCAGGACCTCGAGAAATTTGCAGGGACCAGTAGGCATTTCGTGTCGTTCGATGAAGAACCTCCGAAGTCTATATGGTCTGAATGCTTGTTACGTCTAGTAGATACTGACGGAGACTGGTGGATATCCATGACTCCGGTTGAAGGTCTTACTTGGACTTGGGATACCCTCTACGAACCTCACACTGTAGGTCAGCGTCCTAATACTTTGGTTATAGAAGTATCTATGCACGATAATCCTTATCTTTCTGAAAAAGCTAAAGCTAAGATTTTGGCTAATATTACCGATCCCGAAGAACGAATGGCTAGGGAGTTTGGTAAATACGTATTTATTAAAGGTTTGGTATATAAAGACTTCGATCCTAATATCCATAATAGAGGTCTATTTGTTCCTAAAAAGGGAATGCAGATATGGACTTCTCTCGATACAGGCTGGCGTCACCCGGCAGCTTGGCTGTGGCATGCAGTAGAACCAGGCGGGCATATAACTACTTTCCATGAAATGGTTGATAATGAGAAAACCATAGAGATCTGGTCCCGGGAGGTACTGGAATGGGAAGCTCAAAATCTTATTAGGAACGGACTGGAAATCTATGCTAGAACCGGGGATCCAGCAATGCGGCAAACCAGAGAACAGACTGGAAGTAGCGTTGTTGGAGAATACGCAAAACATGGAATTTTCTTGGGAGTTGAAGGAGTTCCAACTGGGCCGGGTTCGGTTGATATTGGAGTCACCAAGTTTACACAGTATTTGCAGACTATTGTCCGGGGTCGTTCCCTTTGGGGTTATTGTAATACCCCAACCCTTGAAAAGCAGCTTAAGAATCTAAGATGGGAAAAGTATGGAACTAAAACCATGGATGATAAGAAGCCTTTGAAAACAACCATAGATAAACGTGAAGATGACGCTCCGGATTCTCTTCGATATTTTATTACTCTTATGGATGATCTTACTCCCAATAGACTTGCTTCTATACAAAACACACGCGAAGAGGTACCATCACCTTATTACAGCGGTTACGATGATAATATTAGATCTAAGTATACAAAGTACTCGTCCAGCGACGTGTACAAGATGGAGAATTAATGGAATCCTTTACTTCTTCCCGCTTTCTTCTGTGGGACAGACCTAATGCTTACCCTAAATATGATCTCATAGATAGGGACCCTGATCCCGGTCAGGTATTTGATCTAGGAGTTAATCTGGACGATTATGACGGTCAGGTTTATCTAAAACCTCGTCATGTAATTGAAATGGCCCGTACTCTAGGAATGGCTACCATGAGTGAAGTCGCTGAATTGCGGGCAATTATAGACGATCTAAGAAGGCAAGTTAATAGGCTACCTCTCGAACAGGAGAAACTAAAAAGTGGAATTGACGATCTTGTTACTAGCTTTTATTCTGGTCTGCATACTGATAGTAGTACCGAATCTGATACTGTGGAAAATAACACAGAGCCAGAGCCAGATGATAAAGAACTTGCTGACTTTAAACGAGAATCAATCAAACCTTTTAGTTTCTAAAGATTTGACTACTTATTCTTATATAAGCGACATATCTGCTACTAATAAACAAGAAGTTGCTACTCCCTCTCCCACAGATGATGACGTAGCATTCAATGAGGCTATGAGAAGGGGACCGACGGAGGATGAACGCATTTACTTCGGCGCTAAGGGACGCAGCTTCTAGTGGTAAAAAGAAGCCTCTTGTTCTTACAGGAAATAAAGAACAAGATCAAGAGGCTCTCGACGCTATTAAAAAAGGTGAAGAGGATGCTGCTCTATCTAAATGGGTAAGAGATCAATATACCAAATGTAAAAATCAACTGGCACCTATTAAGCGTCAGTGGTATTTGAATCTTGCCTTCCATAAAGGGGATCAGTACGTAGATTTTGTAGATGATACCCTTATTCGTATTCCCGCGCCTGAAAAGAAAGTACGGCTGGTAATCAACCGTATTAAGCCGGTTGTCCGTACTGAGGTCTCCCGTATGACTTCCCAGCAGCCCTCAGCATCCGTTGTAGCAGCCACCAGTGAAGCTATGGACATCGAAGCGGCTAAAGCTGCCACAGCAGTTTTTGAGAGCTTACAGGAGCGTCTGGGGCTTCAAAAAGTGCTCCGTAAAACGGCATGGTGGGCCTCCGTCTGTGGGATAGGTTTTATAAAAACTTTTTGGGATCCTGAATATGAATCAGAGGATTATAATAAACTTGATCCCACAGGAGAACCTTCTGTTATATACGGGGATCATTGCTATACTTCTGTATCCCCTTTTAATATTATGGTACCTGACTTGCTTGAAGAAGAAATTGAAAAACAAGCTTATGTTCTTAATATCTTCACTAAACCTTTGGAATGGATTTCCCAGCGATATCCTGAATTAGTTAAAAAAGAGGAATGGAATCCAAAGATTGTCTCAGATTCTGAAATTATGGAACCGAGGTACTTTAATCTAAAAGGGAACAGTGACGGTAATAAGCCGCAGCCTAATGCTGCTCTTATTATTGAAGCTTGGATTAAACCCGGCAATTGTAAACTTCTTCCTAAAGGAGGTATGGTAACTCTTATAGATGAACATATAGTAGAGATACATACTGATGGTATTCCTTATGATCATGGGGAGTACCCTTTTGCTGCTATGAACTCTGTCCAAACTGGTACTTTCTATTCTTCTTCTGTGGTAGAAGATCTGATTCCGCTCCAACGTGAGATAAATAGAACTAAATCGCAGCTTCTCGAAGCTCGAAATAAAATGGCAAATCCGGGATTCTTTTATAGGTCACAATCTCTTGATCCTAATAAATGGACTTCTGGTATGGCTCAACTTATCGATCTAAAGCCCGGTACAGAATTCCCACAGCCTATTCCCTTGCCTAACATGCCCGCTTATGTTTCTCAACTTATCCCAGAATTTCTTTCTGATATTGAAGATATATCAGGACAGCATCAGGTATCCAAAGGTAATGCTCCTGCTGGAGTTACAGCAGGTACAGCTATTCAGTTCCTACAAGAAGCTGATAATAGCTTTCTAGCTACGACACATGCCTCTATAGAAGAATGTGTGAAGAAGATTGCAAAACAATCTATTCAGTTGGCTATTCAGTTTTGGGATTCTGCAAGACTGGTTAAATATGTAGGCAAGAACAATATGGTATCTGCCAAATACCTGCAAAGTTCTGATCTAAAAGGGGCAACAGATGTAAGGGTTGAAGGGGGTTCCTCTCTTCCTCAATCTAAAGCGGCTAGAATTGCTATGTTTACTGACTTTATGGCTCGCGGCGTTATGCCGCCTGACCAGGGTCTAAAGATGATGAATATACAATCCATGCAGGCTTATTACGATCTGGTGGATGTAGATGAAAATCAGGCTATTCGTGAGAATATAGCTATGTCTGAGCTTGATCCTATGCAGACGGAAATGGCTCGTACTCGGGTATCTCAAATGGTACAAGCTAAAATGATGCAAGTGGCCCCTGTGGGTATGGACCCTACTCAAAACCCGCAGCTAGGACAATTGCAGGAATTGGCTAATGCTCCTGCCATAGAAGTTCATGACTGGGATAACCATGAAGTACATATAGCCACACATGAACGTCATATGAAATCTCAGGAATATGAGAATTATCCTGATCCTATTAAAAACGAGTTTGAATTGCATCGTCAAAAACATTTGGATATGCAGATGCAGAATGCCTTTAAGCAATCTTTCCAGCAAATGGGCCAACAGCAGGATCAACAACAGGGTTCCTCTCAAGGTCCTCCTAATGCTCAAGGCGCTAATCAATTCTCAGGAATACCTCCTGTTGACACACAGCAACCCCCACAGTAATCTAGTAATGAGCGATAGGGCCGCAAGGTACAGCGCAGAAATGAGTTAAAATGTTCACTATTCCAAAGTTTTTCCCATTTATCCTAAGCACGGATGAAGAAGGAGATAATGGAGGCGGTGAATCAGAAGAAGTTGATGATCTTGGAGTTCCTTATACGGCTCCAGAGGCTACAGATTCTTCTGGTAATGCTGAGGTAGAAATAAATCCAGCATGGAACGCACTTCTAGAGAATATCCCAGAAGATAAGCGAGCTAATGCACTTCCCATTCTTAAGGAATGGGATGGAAACTTCTCCAAGGTACAGTCAAAGTATGCACCTTATAATCCTCTTCTGGAACATAACGTTTCTATGGAAGAGATTAATAATGCTTTCAAGTTCGCTAATTTGGTTAATGTAAATCCAAAAGCACTATATGATGAACTTGGAACTAGGTTCGGCTTTGGACAGGGCCAAAAGCAGGAGGAAAAGGATAATAAGGAAGTATCAGACACTGATCTGGAACTTCCTGATATTACCAAGCATCCGCAATTCCAGCAGATGCAACAGGCTGTCGAGGCATTCCAACAGCAAGCTCAACAGGAACAGCAGAGACAGCAGGAAGTTCGTATCCAACAGGATATAAATAACGAATTTGTCCAGTTGCAACAGGAACTAAAAGTCAAAGATTTCTCTCCAAAGGTAAAAGCTGAAATACTTCGTAGAGCGGCTATCACTGGGGATATTACCGGAGACTATAGTATCAAAGCTGGGTACAGAGATTATGCTAACTTTGTAAATGAAGTTCGTAACTCTAGAGCTAATAACAGCGCTCCCCATGTAATGGGAGGTACTGGAGCTCTACCTGCTAGTGGTAAGCCACTTTCAGAACTGTCTGACGATGAGCGCGCTGCGCGTATCGTCGCATTTCTGGAGGCGTCCAATAAAGAACAATAAGAAGGTGAAAAATGTCTCAGACTCTTACTACCTTGGCTCCTATTCTTAAAGAAGTATATGAGGGTGGTGTAACCCCTCAGTTGAATGACCGAGCTAAGGCATATCAACGTATTAAGAGTAACTCTAAAGCCGCTCAGAAATGGGGCGGTAAATATGTCAATCTTACTATTCACGTAGCTCGTAACTCCGGTATCGGTTCTCGTAATGAGCAGGAACCTCTTCCGACAGCCGGTTATCAGGATACTCGTGAAGCCCTAGTACCTATGCGCTACCACTATGCCACCGTGGGTATCACTGGACAGGCTATTGAACTAGCTAATAGCGATTACCAGACTTTTGCTGATTCCCTTAACTTGGAAGTCACAAAGATCAGAACTGACGTTCAAAAAGAACGTAACCGTCAATTCTTCGGTACTAACCTAGGTACTCGTGCTACTTGTACTGGTGCCGTTTCCGGTCAGACTGTTGCAGTGGATTCTGTTAAACAGTTGGATATGAACGGCGTTTACGACATTATGGTCGGTGTTACCAATACTGTCCGTCAGGGTCCTATTACCATTACAGGTATTAACGCAGCTACTTTGGTAGTTACCTTTACTGGTACTCCCACTGGTATTACTACGAATGATATTTGGGTTCGTAGGGGATCGTATGGCCGGGAATGGGGTGGCCTCGGTACTATTATCGACGATACTGCGGTATTGCACTCTTTGGATCCAGCTACTGTTCCTATTTGGAAGTCTGAACTAAAGACTTCTGCTGGCTCTGTTTCCGAACTTATGTTCGTTCGTATGGCTGACCGTATTTACGATAATGACGGAGAAACTACCGTTATTTGGAGTACTCTAGGCGTACAGCGTGCATGGTTCTCTTTGCTTACCTCTCTTAAGCGGTTTAGTAATACCACTAAGTTTGAAGGTGGCTTCTCTGGGGTTGCATTTCAATCAGCTTCTCAGGGTGAACTCCCTATGATTCCTGATAATGACTGCCCGGCGGGTACTGCACAGTTCGTGAACGAAAAAGCTCTTACCATTTACGATAACGGTAATTATAAGTTCATGGATCGTACTGGTAATATGTGGCGCATGCGCCGCGAATCCACTGGCGACTATGACGAGTACTACGCTACTCTTTACCAGTACTCGGAAATCGGTACTAACCGTCGTAACACTCACGGTAAAATTACCGGTATTACTGAGGACTCTCCTTCGTAAGATAATTAAAAACCTAAAGATAGGGAGTAGGGGTATTCCCTGCTTCCTATCTTTATGAGTAAAGGAAATATAAAATGGCAACCGAAGATACCTCAATTACCGACTATGATCGTTCGCAATCCGAAACTAGGCGTTTGCGCACTAATCTCCCAACAGCAGCAGCAGCTTCCGGTGCTGGTACTTCTCCTCCTGCTCCGGTAGTAGCTTCTACTAATTACGATTCCAAGGGACGTATTACTTGGGGAACCGGTACTTCCACTGCGGCAGGTAACCAAGTAACAGTTACTTTTAGTAGGGCCTATGCTAAAGCTCCTGTAGTTATGCTTACTCCTAGCAACACTGCTACTGCACAGTTGAACCCTTGTGTTCTTTCTGTGGGAGTTTCGTCTTTCATTATCGGTCTTGGTGCGGCTCCTGCTGCTTCTCAGGCTAATACTGTCTACTCTGTGGACTACCTTGTTGTTCCTGTATAGGAGTAATTAAATGGTTAATATTCAGGATTATTCTATATTTAGTCCTTTTAGTTTGCAGGAAGGACAGTGGTTATCCTCTATTCCTATCTCTACTAAACAGATTGGTGCTTTTGTTAATAAACTTAAAAAAGCTACTAATAGTGCCGTAATAACGGCACTAGGAGATTCGACCGGTGCTTCCGCAACTGGATGGCTTATAAAACTTTTTAGAGATAAAATAGGTCTATCCTTTCCTTCATATACTGTTCAATCCAGAGCTTGGTCTGATACAGACCAGAAATATGCAGATGCTACTACTTTGCATCAAATTGGTACTCTAGGAGTACGGCGTTTCGCCTGTTCCGGAGCAAGTACTGATAGATTCTTTACAGTTCCTGATAGCGCTGCCACTTCCCCTGTGGGGGATATAGATGTTCGATTTAAGGTAATGATTCCCGATGTAGTACTTGGATTTACGCTAGGCGGTAAGTACGATACTGTTACTAATAACCGTTCATGGTTTGTGCAGGTAAATGCTACAACTGGTACGCTTAGTTTATTTTTCTCCACAGACGGGTTGGCAGGTACTCAGGTTACTAGAACTTCTACGGCAGGGCTTCCTGCACAAGCTATAGGAGTTCCTGTCTGGATTAGAACTACTTTGGATGTAGATAATGGAGCAGCAGGACATACTGTTAATTTCTACTATTCGACTGATAATACTAACTGGGTTGCAATAGGGGCTCCTGTAGTTACAGCAGGTGTAACTTCCATATTCGATTCTACGGTAGCTACTCAGTTTAATAGTCGTGGCGGTGCTGGAAATACTGCCGCAGCTATTGAGTATTATGCTTTTCAATTATTCAGTTCTCTTGTAGCCGGATCACGGCCTGTAATTGATTTAGATACTGCTTTTTGGAACGGTTACGGCTCTAATCTACGGGCTGGAGGTTCTAATATTGCTCAATATACTGATTTTGTAGGCAATACCGTGCAAATAGATGGAACCGGCCAAACTGGTGCTATGGTAGGTTCTCCTACTTTGATTCTTCTTAACGGAAGTGTCTCTGGTCAAGCTATAGCTTATAGTAATGATGTGACACGTTTTCCTAAACAAACTCCAACTCCTTCTGATCTAGCAATTATTAACTACTCACATAACGAAGTAAGCACTGTATTTTATAGAACAGTATATAAGCAATTGGCCGATGCTATAATAGCAAAGTGGCCTGACGTAGGGATTATCGCTACAGCGCAGAATCCTAGAAAATCTCCTGCTGCTAATATTACTGAACATGCGATCCGAATTGATCAGGTAAATGCATTGGCCGCCTCTCAGGGCTATGGACTTGTAGATTCTTACAATACTCTTGCCCCTCATATGGAACTTGTCTCATCTGACGGTATTCATCCCACAGATATAGGTTATGACACTATAAGTAATAAAGCCTATGGACTGTTTAGTCCTTGGTTATAGGAGTTAGATTATGAGAAAGATTGCGCTTTTTTCTGTGGGTGTTCTTTTATTGGCAGGATGTAACGTCCCTCCAACTTACGGGCAGCTTAATTGTGATCCTAAAGTAGGTAATGTAACCACTTGTAGAGCTACTGAGTTGCCTATTCCTACTGTAACTAATACGGTAACTGTAACGGCTACTCCTACTCCTACTCCTACTCCTACTCCTACTCCTACTCCTACTCCTACTCCTACTCCTACTCCTACTCC